ACCCTAAAAACCCTATTGACTTTCTTGATACTGTAGCCCAAGAGAAATTAGAACCAGTACTCGCAGAATCTTATGATAACCTCTATAAGATAATGGGTGGTATCCAGAACAGAATGGTTATGAAACGAGAAGTAATTGCAGATCGTGCAATCTGGACTGCTAAGAAACGATATATACTTAATGTGTTTGACAATGAGGGTGTACGATATTCAGAACCTAAACTTAAAATCATGGGTATCGAGGCTATCAAGTCTTCTACGCCAGAACCATGTCGTGATGCGCTAAAGGAAATCTTTAAAGTGATTATGGTATCCGATGAGGCGACAGTACAGAAGTCTATTAAACAATTCAAACAATACTTCTGCACACTCCCTGCAGAGAAGATTGCATTCCCTCGTGGTGTATCCAATGTTACTCAGTATAGAGATGCAGGTACTATTTACAAAAAGGGTACCCCAATTCATGTTCGTGCAGCTCTAATGCACAATCATCTCTTGGAGAATTATAGTCTAAGTAAGAAGTATGAACCTATTAAAAATGGAGAGAAGATCAAATTCATCTATCTCAAGCAACCCAATAGTCTTAAAGAGAATGTCATTGGATTCACTCAGTATTTGCCAGAGGAGTTTGCCCTCGCTAAATACATAGACTATGAACTACAATTTACTAAAACCTTTTTGGGTCCAATTGAACCCATACTCAAATCAATTGGTTGGTCGTCAGAAGAACAATCCTCATTGGAAAGTTTTTTCGGATAACACTTTACTTTTGCCACAAAGCGTGGTATAATATACACATTAATGGAGAAAATATGAAACTAGTAAGACTATCATCAGGTGAAGAAATCATCGGAAACGTAGAAGTGCATAGAGATAATAGTATCACTATCACAAATGGCTATAGCCTCATCCCAGCAGGGGAAGGTAAAATTGGATTTATGCCTTTCATGGCATATACTAAAGCAAAGGATGGAATCACAATCCCAGAAAGGTTTGTTCTATTTACTGTTGAACCTAAAGATGAACTTTTGGCTCAAATTATGTCAATGGACTCGGGTATTGTAGTACCACCTAAACAGGGAATTATTACAGGGGTCTAATATGCAACCAAAATATCCTATCTACATCATATCTAAAGGTCGTGCAGATTCTAGGCTTACAGTCAAGACTCTGGACGACATGGGTACAATGTATAGGGTGGTTATTGAACAATCAGAATATGACGATTATGCAGCAGTAATCAACCCTAACCGACTGTTAGTGTTACCCGAGAACTTTAGAGAAGACCCCCGTTGGGCACACAGATGCGAAGCTACAGGACTGCTAGGTGGTTCTATTCCAGTAAGAAACTGGGTATGGGAACATTCTATTAACGAAGGCCACAAGCGCCATTGGATTCTGGATGATAATATTCATAATTTCTATAGATTACATAATAATAGAAAGACCAAGATGACAACGCCGACATGTTTTAGGACGTGTGAAGACTTTACCGATAGATACACTGACGTAAAAATGTCTGGTATGAACTACGCATTCTTCTGTCCTGCTGCTACTAGACGTCCACCATACTACCACAATACCAGAGTATATTCGTGTATCTTATTATCTAATGATATATACCCTGAAATCTCATGGCGTGGTAAGTTTAACGAAGATACTGATTTGTCTTTAAAGGTTATGAAAGCTGGATATCACACACTATTATTTAATCACGCACTGTGTGGTAAAGTTGCTACTCTTACAATGAAAGGTGGTAATACAAAAGAAATCTATAACATTGACCAAGCTGGAACAAAGCATACACGTGGTGGTGAAGACTATGATGGCAGACGAGAGTTTGTTGAATCACTACAAGCTCAGCATCCAGACCATGTTAAGATAACTCAAAAATGGGGAAGATGGCATCACCATATTGATTACACAGTCTTTCAGCATATTAAACCAACTAAAAAGCCAGACCTAAATATACCTAAAGGTAGTAACAATTATGGAATGCGATTAGTAAAATTAAAACACGCAGATATATTAGATGAACAGGAGGAACTAAATGTCGAATAATACTAACAAGTCGGTCAACTATGAACCGCAAAGCCTATTTGTACTTGACGGTACGGAAGAGGAAACCACACCATATGATTGGGATGGTATGCCAGATTTTAATCAACCAGCTGATGAAGCATATCAGCTAATTAAAATCCGTTTCAGAAATGAAAAGGATTATAGAGAATTTGCTGAACTCATTGGTCAACGTAATATGACTCCTAAGACTAAGAGTATTTGGTATCCCGTATTGGATAAGAAAGCTCATAGTTTGGATAGATATATTGATGAAGATCAAATGGATGAAATGGACATTGATGAAGTACTAGATTAATGAAGATTTTCATATTACCCTACGGCAATAAGGCATTCTTTAGTTATACTAAGAGAGTATCCGGAGTCGATGCTGCTCAGTTAATGCAATACGATGCATTAAAGAAATCTGGCCACGATGTAAAAATGTGGGCCGGATTTACTGACATACACAACTACATTGATAATGTAGATTACTTTAGGGATTCTATTCCAGAAAGTACTAGTGTTAAGGAATATGAAAAAATTAAACGTAAGCAGATAGAAGAAGCTATGTTTAAATCTATGATTAAATTCAAGCCAGATGTGATCTTATCCAATTGGGTGTTTAGTAACTCTTTATATAAGAAGTTAATGAATTTCGATATCCCTTTGATATATAACTCTCATGCTGTTCCAGGATTTTGGTCTGATGTCAATAGTGCCGATACCGTTTCAGAGTTTGTTGAACGGGGTAATACACTATTATGTGTTTCAGATTATCACGCATCACGAACAGTTGATTATTACAAATCACGTAGATCGGATTGGACATTTACAACCAATCCAGTCCCAGACAATTTTTTATTCTCTTCTGCAGTACCTAAATACGAAGTGCAGTCATCCGATGGTGTTGTAAGACACGTATCAGCAGCGTCTAAGGACAAGGATACCTTTTCTATTCATAAGATGCTAGCAGAAACTGACATTGTAAGTGAGGTATATACGACACTTAACTATGTTACAAATGATAGTAAGAACGGGATTTACGTTAAGAAGAACCTAGAACTGTATAACGAACACCCAAGAATCAATAGATTCGATATTGACCATGCAGAAATTATGGAGAATCTTGCTAAAAGTGTATGTACGTTTGTGGGAATTGCTCCATTTGATTCATTTACTATAACATCATTAGAGTCCCTATCAAGGGGTGTTCCAATTATAGTAAAGGGATTCAAAGGAAGGCACCCTGCCAAAGAGATGCTTACGGAAGACATGCAACAGTATGTGCACATCATAGAATCTAAAGATGATGCAATTAAGAAGGTGCAAGAGTGGTCGACCTTATCACTAGAGACAAGACAGGCCATAGCAGATTCCTGCTACAGTAAGTGTTCAGAAGCGGCATATACCAAACGTATAAATGATGTGGTAAATGATGCTGTAAAAAAATATGAAAATAATGAAGAAAACACTTTACATTTAGATCAATTTATGTTATAATATACTATATGATATCAGGTACTTTATTCAAATCACTATACAAAACGGACACTGTCAACAAGATTGACTTTGAGTCGTTTAATGAATTTGCCCAAGTTTTATATAAACTGGCAGATATCCCTAGGAAAGACAAGACCTCAGCTTATCTCATGTCTCCAGCATCATATCTATCCGGCACTACCCGAAAGAATGATAACGTCACTAAATGGGGTGGCTGGTGTGCAGTAGATGTTGATGATTTTGCTGGAGACCTTAAAGAATTCTTACAGCAGAAATGTGGCAAGTATCACTTTGTGTGTTACTCAACTGCATCCTCTACTAAAGAAACTCCTAAGTTCCGATTAGTATTCCCTCTTACAAGAGAAGTTAACAGAGAAGAAATCAAACACTTTTGGTTCTCTTTGAATACCGAACTCGGTGAGATGGGTGATATACAGACCAAAGATTTATCCAGAATGTATTACATCCCAGGCAAATATGCTAATGCTAATAATTTTATCTTTACTAATGAGGGCATTGAAATAGATCCCGAAGTATTGATGGATACGCATGAGTATATAGAAAAGACCAATAATTCATTCTTTGATAAACTACCCAAATCAATGCAAGAAGCAATGATGAACCACCAAAAGAACTCTCTCACTAATACAGATGTTAAATGGAATTCCTATAGGGACTGTCCATTCTTCCCTAAACAATTAGAACTAGACTATAAAGTCATAAGTGGTTCTGGTTGGTATTATAAGATGTATCAGATTATGGTGGCACTAGCAGGTAATGCTATAAAGGCTAAATACCCTATATCGGCAAAAGAAATTGCTTGGATGTGTAGAGAGTTAGATATGGATACAGGAAACTGGTACGAAAATAGACCACTTGATAAAGAAGCTAATAGAGCTTTAGACTATGTAATGAGGAACCAATTATTATGACACAATATGACACAGAAGTAGAACGAGTAAGAGTGCGCGAAGATGCAATAGCATGGGCAACTAAGGTTGCTGGTATTCACGGACATTCAATGAACAGTATGTGGTACGATGATAGACCACAAGATACTGCAAACGGTAAGTCGGTTACTGATACAGAATATCAGAATGGCACTATCGTAAGAACACAAGGCGGCAAACATTTGCACACCTTTGGTGCAGAAATGAATGAAGAAGAAATGATTGACGCATATTTGAGAAAATGATGGAAAAGTTTAAAGACCCTCTAACAGAAATATCTGATGAAAAGTTAAAAGAAAACTTGAGTCAAGAAGCACAAGATCACTATAAAGATAGTACAATGGGTCGTGGTGCAAAACTCGCTATGGAACTTAACCATGAACGTAAACGCCTCAAGCAAGAGATGGAAGAATTACAGCTTGAAGTTGATGACCTCAAGCCAGCCACACCGACCGGAACAGTTGATAGCTACGTCAAATGGATCGCAACAATTCTTGGTGTAGCAGGTGTGTTTATTATGAGTGCTGGACTAAGTACTCAAGGCCAGATATGTTACGCACTAGCGGCATGTTCGTGGGTGTATGTAGGACATTGTTGGAACGATAAAGCAATTATGATTGGTAGTGCTATAAGCGGCACTGCTGTACTAATGAATTTAATGGAGTTAATAGTGTGAGTACATATAGACCACTACCGTATGACGTAACAGTACAGAGCAGCGACATAGACGGCCTGGGTCTGTTTGCAAAAGCTGACATAGAACCTTCAAGGCGCTTAGGTTGGACTCATGTTGATTTTGAAGGACACCTTATTAGAACACCACTAGGTGGATTTGTCAACCATTCGGAAACTCCCAATGCTTTCATCCTTAAGAATGTTAATTTTAGAGAGTTAATTGCGATCAGAGATATTAAAGCGGGTGACGAAATTACAGTATATTACACGGAGTATAAAGTTTAAATGAGTAAGATAACAGTAGTAGGTTCGGGTTATGTTGGTATGGCAAATGCCACGATGTTGGCCAAATATAATACAGTAACGGTTCTTGATATAGATAAGACCCGAGTTGACATGGTTAATGCTAAATGCTCTACCGTTGGTGATTCTTGTATACAGGAATACTTAGATAGAGAGACCTTATCCCTCACGGCAACAACTAATCAAGACGATGCATACACTGGTGCTGAATGGGTAATCATAGCCACTCCAACAGACTATGATGAAAACAAGAACTACTTTAATACAGATACAATTAAGTCTTGCATTAGAGATTGCCTCGAGTATAACCCACAGGCCAATATCATAATTAAGTCCACTATCCCTGTAGGATTCATTGATTCTATGCGAGAGAGGTTTAATAAAGATAACATTATATTCTCTCCAGAATTCTTACGAGAAGGTAGTGCATTACGTGATTGCCTAAGACCTGAAAGAATTGTAATTGGTGATACTTCTGTCATTGCCCATAAGTTTGCTAAGATAATCATTAAATCAATCATACCACAAGGACTAGATCCGGAAGTACAGTATGTAGGCACAAGAGAGGCAGAATCAATTAAGCTCTTTGCTAATACCTATTTGGCTATGAGAGTTGCATTTTTTAATGAGTTGGATATGTATGCTGAATCTATGGATATGAACCCCACCGAAATTATCCGTGGTGTTACTTCTGATAAGAGAATCGGAAAGGGATATGATAACCCATCATTTGGTTATGGTGGATACTGTTTCCCTAAAGACACTAAACAGTTGTTATCTAATTTCAAACAAGAACGAATACCCAATAAGATTATAGAAAGCATAGTACATTCTAATGATACCCGAAAAGATTGGATTGCTAATATGATTCTTCAAAAAGATGGAGTATCTGTAGTAGGTATCCACAGATTGATAATGAAGTCTGGTTCTGATAACTATAGAAGTTCAGCAATACAAGGCATCATTGAACGACTAGTTAATGATGGTGTTAAGGTAATCATATTCGAGCCCAATGTAAACGCAAAAGAATTCATGGGTTGTGTTGTAGAAACCAATCTATCTAAGTTTAAGAAACTGTCTGATCTCATTGTAACTAATAGGTTAGATAAATCATTAAAAGACGTAGAACGCAAAACATATACAAGGGATATATTTCATGACAACTAAGACAATTCAACAACTAACTCATCTAGTAGAACAATGGCACATTGCCCGTAACCTGATTGAAGGTGCTACGGATAAAGACCAAGTACTCAAGCTCATCCAAGAAGTGGGTGAACTATCTGATAACGTATGTAAAGGACAGGATATCCGAGATGATATTGGAGATATTATGGTAGTGCTAATCAACATTATGAAGCGTAACGACGTATCACTTGAAGAGTGTTTGGATGTTGCATATAATGATATCAAAGACCGTAAGGGTCGCATGGTAGATGGTATTTTTGTTAAAGAATCTGACGAAAGGCCAGTAGATTCTGTCCCGTATAGACATAGATAGCCGATAAATGGTACCCAATTGAGTACCATTGACAATAAATGGTTGACAAATACGCAAAAGTGGTGTATAATATAACTTATGAAAAATACTAAAGAGTCAAATATCCTAGTTACAGGTGGTGCCGGTTTTATCGGTTCTGCTCTATGTAAAGAACTAGTAACACAAGGACATCAAGTGACCAGCTTGGATAACTATTCAAATGGTTCATCTGATAATCACCACGCAGGTGTAGAGTATATCACTGGTAGCTGTCACGGTATTGGTTTATATTTCCATGACGATGTGTCATTCGATTATATCTTCCACTTAGGTGAATATGCCCGAGTAGAACAATCCTTTGATGACTATGAAACTGTAATGGAATATAACTATCAATCGTTTCCTAAAGTAATGGAGTTTGCTAAGAAGTCCGGTGCTAAGATAATCTATGCAGGTTCTTCTACTAAATTCTCTGTCGGAGAAGATGGTAAATATATGAGTCCATATGCGTACACTAAAGCTCAGAATACCGAATTACTCGAAGCATATGCTTCTTGGAATAACTTAAACTATGCTATTGTTTACTTCTATAATGTATATGGTGACGGTGAAGTTGCTACAGGTAAGTATTCAACAGTTATTGGTAAATTTATAAACTTAATGAAAGCAGGTAATACTACATTACCCATTACAAGTCCGGGAACACAAAAAAGAAACTTTACACACATTGACGACACAGTCGCTGGATTAATCTTAGTTATGGAATGGGGGTCGGGTGACGGATGGGGTATCGGTAATGATACTGCATATTCACTGCTCGATCTTGCCGAGATGTGTGGTGCAATTCCCAGTATGAGACCAGAGAAGCCAGGTAATAGAATGGCAGGAACAGTACATAATAAAATGTTAACGGCTTTAGGCTGGAAACCACAAGTAAATTTACAGGAGTATATAAATGAAAAGCTTGATATATGATTTTGAAACATTAGGAACTAACCATGCAGAGTCTGCAGTGGTATCTCTAGCAGCATTGGTATTTGATTCAAGCCATTTTAAAGAAGGTTATACTTATGATGAATTACTGGATACAGTAGTTACAGTTAAGTTTGATGTTGCCGACCAAGTCCGTAACCACGGCAGAAAAATAGATCCCAATACCCTGAAGTGGTGGGGTGAACAATCAGCCGAAGCTCAGAAACAACTTAAACCGCTTGAGTCCGATATGTCGATTAGTAACTTGAAGTCTTGGATTACATCAGTTGCTAGTCCTGATAGTGTAAAGAGAGTTTATACTAGGGGTAATACATTTGATCCAATGTTTATGGATTCAATCTGTGCTCCAGATCCATATCCATTTTGGAAACTGCGTGACACTCGGTCGACCATTGAAGGTATGACACTTTTAAATAAAGACATTAAGAATGGGTTTATAGTCCCAGGCCTTGAAGAAAGGTTTATTGCCCACGATGCCAAACACGATGTTGCTATAGATGTAATGAGAATGCAATTCTTAATGCAGGAGATGTTATGAGAATTGTAAAATATGGTGATATCTCTCTAATAATTGCGGCCATT